GTGCAATCTGTTGGGTCAAAAGGCGGCTGTTCGCCTGCGGGCGGCTGTGTGGTTTCGCCGGCCCCTGGCCCCATAGCCTTGAACTCTCCGGCTCGCTGAGCTTTATTGTCAGCATAATAGGGTACTCCGCTAGGAGTAGTTAAAACATTACCTGATCCGGCTGGTTTTGCATCACACATTAAAAAAGCCTCCCAAGTATTTATGGAAGGCTTGGTTTTAATTATTGGCTTTATTACTCGCCCACAAACACATCTGGGCTACCCTCGTCCCTTGCATGACCGCATTCGTCTTCGTCACCTTGTCTATTGACCGGAATACCGTTTATAAACACTGTTTGACTGCCGTTTGCTGTTACAGTTGGGAGATGCAGATCGTGTCCAGACACTGTGCTGCCATCAACACTGGCTAACTGTCCGTTTACATAGACTGTGCCTTGGGCAACATCTTCAATGATGCCGCCGCCATCGTTTTGGTCACCTAGTCTATGTACTGGCTTCATGCGTCAAGCCTTAACCCTGCTGGCGCTGCTACAATTCCACTCATTGCAGATGAATACTGAGTAGCTAATTCTTTTTCAGTGTTTGCAACACATACTACCAAGGATTTATTAAATGCAATATCTCTGGCATTTTGTGGCTTAACTGTCATGAGGTATGGGACCAAAGCTGGTTTTCCATTTGGACCAGCTGTCAGTGACACTGGTTTATCAATGACATAGCTAGTGGCATCATCGCTCTTGTATGTTCCAATGATCTCTTCACCTGAACTCATTTTTAGTGAAACAGTATCACCTGGTTTTCTAATATTAAGAAGCATTGTTTTCCTTTAAAAATTTATCAATTGCCGGACTACCACCTATGTATTGTCCTTTGTACCAAAATTGAGGAACTAGGTTTGGATTATGTCCTAGTCGATGTTTCCATACTTGAAACACTCGTCGAGTACCAATTTTAGTTACATCGTAGATCACAAACTCATAACCAGCTTCGTGTAATTTGCGAATAGCAGTTTTGCAAGATTTGCAAAACTGCATGGTATAAAGCTCGCTTACTTCAGAGTTTGAATCCAGCGAAGGTGTTTCTGTTAACATCTTGCTTGATCCCTCCAATTACATAACTCTCAATTTCTGTTTCCTGCGGTGCTACTTGCAATCCCCTACTGCTGGTCCAGTGTTCTGTCCACGGTAAAGGATTATCGTTGGCACTACGCTCATACCTAGCTTCAAGGCCTAGTCCTTTGAGTCTACGATTAGCTATGTATTCAATATATTGGTGTAGGAGTTTTTCGTAGTCCTACAATGGCGCCACGACTGAAAAGATAATTGGCCCAGTCTTTTTCTTCTTCGACTACCAAGTCATAAATTTCTCCGATGGCAGAAAGATTTTCATTGGCAATTGCTTCCATCTCAGGGTCATCGCCTTTGAGCCAGTTTTTAATAATGTGGCTGGTGATACTGAGGTGCTGACTTTCGTCTCGAGCAATGAGACTGATAATCTTGGCCGAGCCTTCCATCTTCTTCAACTCACCAAAAGCAAACGAGCAGGCAAAGCTTACATAGAAGCGAAGTGCTTCTAGAGCGTTGACCATGGCCAGGAATAACTTTTTCTTAACATCTCGAAGTGTTCCTTTGCCAGTTACTTCATAGAGTTGGGCAGTATTGATAAACTCATCATATGACTTGGTTACACTTTTGGCTCGAGCAATGATTTTTCCATCGTCAAGCATGGTGTCAAATACCTCAGTGGGATTTGAGTACACATTTTTAATGATATGCGTATAACTGCGGCTGTGAATGTTTTCAAAAAACTGCCAGGCATTCATGCAACCTTCAAGCTCAGGCAGACTGCAATAGGGCATGAAAGCCATTGCTGGTGCTCGACCTTGAACGCTGTCTAAGAGAATCTGGTATTTGAGATTGGCAGTAAAAATAAACTTCTGCTCATCACGAAAGTCTAGATAATCACTGCGATCCTTTTGCAAGCTGACTTCCTCAGGACGCCAGAAATAACCAAGCTGAGTTTGAGTCAGCTTGTCAAATACTGGATACTTGAAAGTATCAAACCTTTGGGCGTTGAGGGCTTCACCAAAGAACATAGGCTGTTTGGTGAAATCAATTTTTTCTTTGTTAAAAACTGTTACGGTCATCAAATTTCCTATTATATGATACAGGCTTCACAAGACTCATCATTGTCTACCACCGTATTGCTTAATTTTAGCACGGGTGCTTGGTCAATTACAATAGCCTCTTCGTCTTCACCTTTCATGTCATAGGTATTATGGTAGTAACTGGTTTTCCAGCCCAACTTGTATGTAGTTAGAAGATCATTGAACATCATGCTCATAGGTACTTCGTTGTTAGGATAATGTTTTGGATTGTACGACCAGTTACCAGAAATTGATTGATCAAAATACTTTTGCATAGCAGCCACAATGCGAATATAGCCTTCGTTTATTCCTTCTTCATAGAGATAGGAATAGTTGTGCTTTAAGCTACCATATTGTGGGACGATCTGCTTGAGTGGTCCTTTCTTTGACTTCTTGGTGCTCATGGCTGCTCGTGGTGGCTCAATACCATTGGTTTCGTTGGAAGCAACTGAGCTTGACTCGCTGGGCATTTGTGCGCTCAATGTGCTATGACGCATGCCATGTGCCAGGACTTCTTTGCGTAGAGCTTCCCAATCATAATGTAATTCATTGCCAAGGAATTCGTCAATGTCACGCTTGTAGGTATCTACAGGCAATATTCCTTGTGCATATTTTGTGCGGCCGAACAGTTCGCAAGGTGCTGTTTCTTTGGCAAGACCAACACTGGCCTTGATCAAATAATATTGAAACGCTTCTGTCAAACGATTAACTGCGCGAGCTGCCTCAGGATCGCTATACTTTAGACCTTTCTTGGCAAGATAGTGTGCAAGGCCAATGTAGCCAATGCCAAGACTGCGACGAGCCTTGGTTGAACGCTCTGCTGCCGGTACCGGATATCGTTGATAGTCAATGATCTGATCCAGTGCGCGAACGGCGAGATCGCAGAGGTTTTTCAAATCATCTAGCTCGCGTAAGTTGCCAACATTGATGGCGCTGAGAATACACAAAGCAATTTCTCCGTTGGCATCTTCAAGGCTTTGAATTGGATCAGTAGGCAAAGTAATTTCCTGACAAAGATTACTCATGCGAACCATGTCTGTGAAACTGCTGTGGCTGTTGCAATGGTCAATGTTCATGATATAAATGCGACCGGTTTCGGCTCGTTCTTTTAGCAGTTCGCTAAAGAGCTGCATGGCTTTAACAACCTTCTTAGAAATCTTTGAATCATTTTCGTACTTCACATACAAGCGATCAAACACTTCATTGTTACCAAAGGCTTCGTAAAGACCTGGAACATCGTGTGGACTGAACAGGCTGATGTTGCCATCAGCAAGTAGTCGCTCATAGAATAGTTTACTGAGTTGGATTGAATAGTCCAACTTGCGAACACGATTGTCTTCGGTGCCCTTGTTGTTCTTTAATACTAGAACGTCTTCGATCTCTTTGTGCCAAATAGGAAAATGCACTGTGGCCGAACCGCCTCGCACACCATTTTGTGTACAGCTACGCACCACTGACTCAAATACTTTTAAGAAGGGAACAACACCAGTGTGTGCCACTTCGCCGCCACGAATCTTAGAATTGATAGCACGAATACGGCCTACACTGAGACCAATACCAGCTCGCTGTGCAATGTAATAACCAACGGCGGTAGAACTGTTAAAGATTGAAGGAAGTGTGTCGTCAACATCTACTAGAACACAACTGGCAAATTGTCGAATAGGAGTACGCACACCACTCATTACTGGTGTTGGAATGTTGATTTTGAAAGTAGAAATAGCGTCATAGTAACGACGAATATAAGTCAGTCTCTTGTCACTTGAATAGGTAGCAAACAATGTGGCAGCAATCATCATGTACATGTACTGAGGAGTTTCATATACACGACCACTGCTACGATCCTGCACTAGATATTTGTCTACCACTTGGCGCATGCCAGCATAGGTAAAGTCCAGGTCTCTTTGATGATTAATATACACATCAAGCTGACGCCATTCAGCTTCTGTGTATTGAGTCAACAGTTCAGCGTCATATACACCACGGGCAATGTTTTGCTTAACTAGATCGTACAAAGGAATGTAATCAAACTGTCCAAACACATCCTTGCGTAGACCGTAAAGCAAGAGACGAGCTGCCGCATACTGATAGTTGGGCTTTTCTAGGCTAACTAAATCGCTGGCACTACGCACTAGAATCTCTTGAATATCAGCCGTTGTGATACCATCATTGAACTGTAGGTCAGCATTCATTTCAATTTGACTTACACTTACTCCAGCTAAGCCTTCGCAGGCTTCTTCAACCATAATATGAATTTTGTTAATATCCAACGGTTC